AACAGATACAGGAACTTCAGCTCCAACAGGTACAGTTTTAACCGCTACAGAAAGGGTCATATTTACATCTGGAACAACAAATCAGTCTCAAACACTTCAAGCAGGTTCTTTTTCAATCGGTTCTACATCTGTAATAGACAGCTCAAGAAACCTAACTAATATTAATTCACTATCTGTTGCAGGTTCTATTTTACATACTGGTGATACTGACACGAGTATTTTATTTGCTACTGACACAATACAACTTAAAACTAGTAATGCTATGAGGATTCAAGCTAAAAACGATGGTGTTACTGTATTAAACGTACCTTTTATTATCTCACAAGGAAGTGGTGCTGAGATGAAGTTTTTCCAAACAATATCAAGCACAAGTGCCTCTAAAGGTAGTATTCAATGGTTTGATAGTGGTGGTAACTCTTGTGGCACAATCAATTTAAAAGCTACTGGTGAGAATAACTCAGGTGTTATGGAGTTTTATGTTACAGCAGAATCAGATGAGCTAGGTGATGACCCATTTGGTATCAACAAAATGATGAGTATTACTGAGAATGGTGTACAAGTACATGGTTCTTTATCTAAATCATCAGGTTCTTTTAAGATAGATCACCCACTCAAACCTGACACACACGATCTTGTCCACTCATTTGTAGAGGGTCCACAAGCAGATAACTTGTATAGAGGCACTATAAACCTAGAAGACGGTAAAGCCGTTATAGATCTAGACGAATGGTTTGGTATGACTCCAGGCACATTCTTAGCCCTTAACAGAGATATACAGGCTTTTGTTTCTAACGTAGATGATTGGGATCCTGTCAGAGCTAAAATGATGGGCTCTCAGCTTGTTATAGAGTGTCAGAATACCGCATCTAAAGCATCTGTTTCTTGGTTAGTAGTTGGCGAGCGTCAAGATAAGGAAATATATGCATCTAAACTTACAGACGATAACGGTAAAATTATTGTAGAACCGTTAAAAGAGGTGATAGAATAAGGAAAAGTTATGAATGCGCAAGGAATTGAGTCATTAGCCCAAGCTGGGAGGTTTGGCGATACTGAATTAATACACGCTACTAAAGGCGAGGTTGTTATACCGCCTACTATACTTAATAAAAACCCATCATTAGTACAGGCTATTAGAGCAGAATTAGCCAAAGAAGATACCACTTTAGATGAAGTAACTGTTGGATCTCAACTAGCATCAGTAAATCCAAAAACAGGGTTACAAGAATTTTTTATAAAAAGTCTATTCAAAAAAATAAAAAAAGTAGGTAGTAAGCTGGTAAGTGGGCTAAAAAAAGTTGCTCCACTCGCTGGTGCTTTATTCATACCTGGAGTGGGTGGTGTCTTAGGTAGTGGCTTAAGTAGTTTAGGTACTGCTTTAGGAATACCATCTGGTATTGGTAGTGGTCTGTTAGGCGGCCAAGGGTTGCTTAAAACAGCTGAAGGAGTAAGAAGTGCAATAACTGGGGGTTTGGGTTCTTTCTTCGGTGGAGGTGAGCAAGTACCTACAGCGGAAGCAGAACAAGCAAAAGCATTCTTAAATAACATGAGCCCAGAAGAACTAGCTCAGTATAAAGCGACGAATCCCGAAGCTTATGATAAATATGTAAATTTATCTAAACAAACAACAACAAATGTTGGAGTCTCTGATGGCAGTTTCTTCGGTAGGAGAACTCCTGATTTTATCAGAAATATAGAAGACAAATTAAAAGAGGGTCTAGGATCTTTAAGTGCAGACGCTGAAGGTAATCCTAATTTTAATTTACCTTTATTAGCCTTAGCGAAATACTATGGTGACGCTACTGAAAAAGCCCTAGAGAAAGAATCAGGTGGTATGGGCGATATCAGACAATCTTTAAGACCTGATCTAGCTTACAGCACTTATGGGGGAATAGGCGGTTTTGATCTTGGTTTTGCTGAAGGTGGTGAAGTTATGGACATGAGAGCAGGCGGAGAGTCTATAGGCCCTGGTACAGGAACATCTGACGATATACCTGCTATGTTGTCTGATGGTGAGTTTGTTATGACCGCCAAAGCTAATTTAGGTGCAGGATCGGTTGGACTTAAAAAGGGCAAAGGTGGTATTATGCAATTAGTACCTCAAGGAGAACCTGACAGACAAAGGGGAGCAGACAATATGATGAAACTAATGAGATATTTCGAGGCAAAAGCATAATGGCAGAACCAATAGATCCTATCTTAGCTGGTCAAAAGACGGAAGAAATACTTAGTGATCCGCTAGTTCGTGCTTTGTATTTCGGTACTGAAGATCAACCTGGGTTTTTCAATCAACTTTTATCCGTAGGCCAAGATGCTAGACAAGGCATACAAGGTGGTTTAGGTATGTATCTACCTTTCTTACAAAGGTCGGAACAATTTGGTGAACAAGCTTTCAGTCCTATCGCTCAAAGTGATATAGATCAGTTTATGGATCCTTATGAGGATGCTGTAGTCCAAAAATCTATTGATGACGCTCTCAGAGGTTTTGATCAATCAGAGATTATGCAAAGAGCCTCTGATATCTCTCGTGGTGGTGAATCTGCTTATGGCAGTAGAGCAGGTTTATTTGCTGGTGAACGTGCTAGACAGTTTGGAGAAGGACTCGGTAGTTTAGTAAGTGGTCTTAGATCAAGTGGTTTTAGACAAGCCTTAGATAATGCCTATCGTCAAAAAGGTTTAGCAAGCCAAGGTGCTCAGTTTCAACAAGGGTTAGCCTCACTTTACCCACAATTTTATTATCAAGATATCATGCGACCACTAGGCTTGATGCAAGCTATAGGTGGCTTGTTACCTGGATATCAACAAGGTAAAACAGGTATTACATCAGAGTATGGTATACCACAGGATCCTAAAGCAGGAGGATTAGGAGCAGCATTAAGTCTATACAGCGGTTTTAATAACCCATATAACAGAAATACAGGAGATGCCTAATGGACGTTCTTAAAAGAAGAATGTTTCAAGCTGGTGGTTCTGTAGCATCCAGTAATGTTCTAGGCAGAGGTTCAGGATTCTATTCAGCAAAACCTGGCATTCGTAGATTTGAAAGAGACTCTGATGGAAATGTGTTTTATACCACATACGATATAGGCGGCAATATATTAGAAGAAGAATTAGTTGATATGAGACTGTCAGCAACAGGCGATCCAGAGGAAGCATTAGCAAAACAGAGACAAAATAAAGTTGCAAGTGCTCTAGTTGATGCAGCATTAGCTACTCCTGTTTTAAAAGGTGCTCAATTAGGTACTAAAGCTTTGATGCAGGGAAGCAAGATTGCTAGAGGAACCAGAGATTTGCTTGCTGAAGCCGCAGGTTTACCAGCTCTCGCAGCTAAAAAAGGTTTGGAAATAGCAGCTCCATTTAAGTTTAATCCTAAGTTCGTCACCAACCCAAAAGCTGGACAACAAAAGAAAAGTTTTTTCAACAAACCAGTAATGAAAGATGGTAAACCAGTAATAGAGCCTAAAAAAACTCTTCAACAAAGATCTATATTTGATCCAAAAAACTATCAAGAAGGTGGTGTGCAAATCAAGCCACTCACTTCTAGTCTTTATGGGACACCTATTTTGCTCGAAGGTAGAAGCCAATTATTAGACGTTATTACCCAAGAACCAGAAATGGCAGAAATTATTGATAGAGAAGTTGAGGACGATTTACAAGCAGAAATAGATGGTTTGCAACCAACACCAGAGCCAACACCAGAACCAACACCAGAACCAACCCCTGAACCCACACCAGCACCTGAAGAAGAAATAGAACAAGAGCAAGAAGAGGGTCAAGGACAACAAAGAGCACAAGCAGCAGCAAACAGTTTGAGCAACTTCTTTAGTTCTAGTGCATTTAATGATGCACTCAGAAATATAGGCGGTTCTCTTGTTAGAGAAGGTAGGTTCGGAGCAGGTTTGGCTGCAGGAGCTTCAGCGTTTGCAGATGAACAAGAAACTAAGAGTTTATTAGAACAAGAGCGTATGGCTAAACTTATGGAAGAAACAGCTAAAAGTGGAAAATTAGATTTGAAAGATACTAAAACATTATTTGATACTAAATCAGAATTAGGGACACACATAAGAGACTTCAATAATGCTGAAGCTGCATATGAACTTGCTCAGTCTGTAATAGATTTCGCTAATAAAAATCAAAATTTAGCAACTTTTGGCTCTAAAATCGGTGCGACTATAGAAGATATAGGTGCTGCTATTGGTTTTAAGGAAATAGAAAATGTAGATCAGTTAAGCGATACAAAAAGAGCGCAAATAGCTTTGGATATTTTAGCTAACAGAAATATTAAAGAGATACTTGGAGAATCAGGTAGAACTATTTCTAACATAGACAGAGATATAGCCAACCGTATTATAGGTAATTTGGATATAACTAAGATACAATCAGTACCAGAACTTAAGAAAAGGTTGTCAGATAATATAAAAAGTATTGTAGAAAAGAAAAATGACGCACAAAGAAAAATTATATCTTCAGCACAATTTTTAAGTCAATATATGCCAAATCTATTTAATGAAGATCCTGAGCTACTAGAAATTATGCAAAAAGATTTTGGTGCACCTACGGGAACTATAACTACACAAGATTTAGATAATCTCAAACCAAGAGTAGTAAAAACTACCTTAAGGGGTTAATCATGCCATTATATGAAATAGATATAGGTAACAGAGGTACAGTTACCGTAGAAGCAAATACCGAAGAAGAAGCAAGAGCCCTTATTGAAAGAGACATTAAAGCAACCGCTACACGCCAAGCAGCAGTCCCATACCTAGATCAATTATTATTCGATTATGAAACAGGTGTCAGAGGCAAAGGTATTCGTGCCAAACTAGCTAGAGCAGACAACTTTAGAGAACGAGAAAGTGTTGCTGAAAATCTTTTTGGCTCAGGTGGCTTTACTTACAATAGTTCAGGTCAAATGGCTCTTACCCCTGAAGGTTTAAGAGTATTAGGATTAAAACCCGATTACGTTACTTTAGGAGATGGTTCGAAGTTAGCTCTTAACCGTATAATAGACGAAAACTCATTTGGCTTCACTCAAGGCGATTTAGCAGATTTCGCAGGTATGACGGGACCTTTAGTTGGTGCCTTAACATTTTTAACCCCACAAGCAAAAATAATAGGCGGTATAACGAGAGGGTTAAAATTCTTTAATGGTGGTCCTAGATTGTCTCGTATTATAGCTGCAGGCTCAGGTTCAGCTGTTGGTAAAGCAGGCGAAGAGGCTTACGAATCTATCCAAGGTCTACAAGAACAAGAAGCAGGTGAATTAGCTGATATGCTAAGAGGTGAGTTTGTTATTGGTGGTGTAGCACAAGGATTAGGGGAAGCACTAGGTATAGGCTACGGTTTATTATTAGGTAAGCAGGCTCCGTTTGATAATCTTAGACTTTTCAGACAAGGCGTACAAGGTAGAAGTTTAGATGACATCATGAAGTTAGATAAAAAACTAGGTCGTGAAGCTACTGATGCAGAAATAAAAAAAGCTATTACGCAAGGTACTGTAAAAGTTTATCAAGAAAAAGCCTTACCAGCACAAGCAGCTTTTGGTCGTAACCTACCAGGAAGATTTCAAGGGTTGTTTGAACAAGTTTTGGGTAATCAAAGATCAGAAAAAACTAAAGCTTATTTATTTAGAGAAGTATCAGAACTTTACAATAAAATAAATAAAGACAGTCAATTAAGTGGTGAACTAGCAGAGGTCATATCAGGTTACGCTAGCCGTACAGCTATGTCAAAAGCACAAAAAGCTCAATTGGATAATACTGTTCAACAAGCAATAACTAAAGTAAAAACAGCTGAAATTGATACAGTTAAAAAACTAGAAAAATATCTTAATGATGTGGTCGAAGAATTTGCCGATGTGAGCCTAGAATCTTCAAGAATGGCTGATCCTTTGATAGGTGAAAAAATTATTGCAGATTTAGCTGAAGTAAGAAAAGGTATTTTTCAAAACATGAGAACTAAATATCAAAATGCAGATGCTAGGTTAAGACAATCAAGTACAGGCAACATAATGCCAGTCATTAACAAAGAAGTTATTAGCCCTATGTTGAAAAGAGCTAAAGATAAGTTAGATGATTTCAAAGGCGATAGGTTGATAGATTATGATGATGTTGGGGTAGGAGAACAAGTTGCTTTTAGAGATAATCCTTATCAATATTTTAAAAAGAAAGTTGAAAAAATAGAAGATCTGAAAAATGCCAATCAGCTTAATTTAACTTCATTAAGAAACACAGTTTCTAATATGAAGGAGGAAGCATCTTTATATTTAGAAAGTAGTGATGGTAATAACCTTGCTAAACAAATGATAGATATTTTTGAATCATCTTTAGATGAGTTAGCAGATCCAGGAATAGGTAAAAGGTTAGTGAAAGGCGGTTTGTTTGGTGATGATATTAATATAGTTAACCAAGCAGGCACATTACTTAGAGATTCGAACCAATATGCAGCAGATGTTTTAAGAGCTTATGATTCTGCTTTAATAAATAAAATTACAAAAGAAAGTAAAAAAGGAGCTTACAACGCTAATCAAGTTTATAAGTCAGCCGTAAGAGGTGGCTCTTCAGACGATTTAAATGATATTTTTAAAGCTACTAAAGATTATGATGACTATATGAATAGTATAGCTAAAAAAGGGGAACCTAAATCTAATAAGCTTGGTGATTTAAGAAACACACTCAAACAAAAATTAATGGCAGATGCCTTTGAAGAGTCATTCGACGCTGGAACTGGTGTTATAGACTTTTCTAAGTTTGCTACATTTCTTTCTAAGTTTGATAAAAGAGGTGTGGATAGAGGCAAACTACAAGCTTTGTTAGGCGACGAAATGGATGCTTTTAAATTTATGGATGTTTTAAGCCAAGTTAACAAACTAAAACCAAACATAAAGGCTTCAGAAATGCGTGGTTTAATAGCAAATTTTAAAGCTCAAGCCAAAGATCAAAAATTTGGCTTAGGCACAGAAACTAGTGGCAAAAAGTTTTTGGAAGGTTTAGAAGAGTTAGCTGAGGCTAAATCCAAAGCACAAGCGTTAGAAGGTAACTTAATTGTTAGTAAATTACCAGAAGCTACAACAGAAGAAGTTGTTAGTAAAATATTTACACCACAAGGGGCTTCTAATATACGATTAGTAAAAGAAACCGTTGGTGATGAAGCTTTTACAGAAATACAAAATAATGCTATGAACAAGATGTTACAAAGAGCAATTGATTTTGATGGAATGGCAAAAGGTGGTGATATATCTAAAATTTTTCAAGCTGATAAGTTTGAAAATATTCTTAGATCTTACGGTGATGAAACCTTAGAGGCTATGTTCGGCCAAGACGTTGCACAAGGACTCAATAACTTAGCAAGAACGATACAAGCTACTACTGCTAAAGAAGTGGGGCGTGGCGGATCTCCTGGTACTTTGGTTGCTGCAGCAATTGCTATAAATTCTTTCAATCCTGCTATTTGGCCTACTATTGGTGGTATGGCTGTTTTGAGGGCAGCTTTCCAAAACCCGTTTTTTCTTAAATTAATGGCAAGAACAGATAAGTCAGCAGTAGTACAAGTAATAGAACTGTTTGAAAGAATGCTTAGAATTGGTGGTATACAAGAATTATCAAGAGTTACAGAAGATGCCGTAGACACTATAGAAGATGAACTAATAAAACAAACAGAAGCTAGTGATATTGATAATCAAGCACAAGATCAATTGCAAAACCTTTTGAAAGAAGCAGAAAGCAGATTTCAAGCAAGACCAAGAATAGCTCTACCTGAAGTTGCTAGTGTGCCAATCATACAACCATCTTTGCCTGGGGCTGACCAAAAAACTGTATTAGAAAGAGAACAAGAGCTAGGCTTCAAACCAATCATATAGTATATATTTCTAAAGGTTCAGACTTACCTTTTACTGCAATAGGTTTTAGTTTCTGCAAATGATAACCACAAAGATCTTCTGTAGATTTACCAATCAAGATATCAACCTTACGATCTTTAGTTGCACTTTCTAATCTAGCCGCTGTATTGACTGCATCACCAATAGCACTATAATCGAAACGTGAATCTGACCCCATATTACCTACAACAGCTGGCCCTGAATTTATCCCTATACCAATTTCAATACCTAACTTTGCTGCTTTTATTTCGTCTCGTATTTGAAGCCCTGTCTTAACAGCAACTTCTTCATGGTGCATAAGATCCATAGGTGCATTAAAGATTGCCATCATAGCGTCACCGATATATTTATCAACCATACCTCCGTTACGTTGAACTGCATTAGCTTGAATAGTCAAAGCTTTGTTCATAATCTCAGTAACTTGTTCAGGTTCAAGTTTTTCTGATAAAGCAGTAAAACCTCTAACATCTGTGAATAAGTAAGTGCAATATCTTTTTTCACCACCTAACTTTAAAAGGTCAGGATTGTCTTGCAAACGTTTTACTTGTCTTGGATCCAAATAATGCTCGAACTGTTTTTTAATTTGTTGACGTAATTTATATTGTTTTTCGAAGTTTAAGTAGAAAGATACAGCCCCAGTTATAAATCCAGACACTAAAGTATAAGAAAAATCCAGTAAAATACCCCTACCTATCATGTAAGCTCCTGTATAACCTGTAGCCAAAAATAGTAATAAAAAGCTTACCAAACCATTAGTAACTCCAAAAGATTGCGTTAGAAGCCAAATAAGAAAGCAAAAAATTCCAAAAATTATAATTTCGGCCGCTAAATGCCAATCTGGTATATATGGTGAGTTTTGTATCAAGATTGACTCGGCTAGAGCAGCTTGTATTTTATGTGGCTCTAATAATTCACCAGAACTTGTAGCCACTTGCGGCATTATGCCCTTACCAGTCACACCAACGAATACAAATTTATTAGCAACTTGCATTTCGGACAAAGTTGTTTCAGGTGTATCGACCCAACTTATCCATTTCCGACCTAGACTATCGACCTTAACAGGCGGTATACCTTTTACTCTGATCTCTTCTAAACCGTACTCGTTAGTTTTTATTACATAAGTATCAGAGCCAGTAAGCAACTTATAAACTTGAGTACCGAAGCTAGGCACCCAGCCGTCAGGTATACGATACATAAGAGGTAGCCGTCTTACTAAGTTATCAACGTCAACAGGTGCTGAAACTATTCCCTCTAACGTTACATCTGACATACCAGGTATGTTAGGTAAATGACCCTCTAATAAAATACCAGGAGCATCTTCCCCTAAGATTACGGTTCCCTCTGGTGATGGATATACTTGGTTGTCATATGAGAAAGTGGCAACAACTGTGGGATATGTACTTAACTTTTTAAAGAGGTAGTCATCACCACCATTCTCAAACCTGTCTTTATCTACAAATGATAACACCCAACCAACACCTATTGCACCATTTGCAAATATTTCTTCTGTTATCTGTCCTATTCTTGATCTTGGTAGAGGCCAACCACCCTCTGCCTGTATAGTAGATTCATCAATATTAATTATAGTGAAGTATTCAGATGGTTTATGTTTCTCTACCAAAGCATCAAAGACTTTTAATTTTAATATTTCAGTAGGTGTAGATTGTGTAATCAGCGGTATTGATAATATACCTAATAGTACAAAAAATATTTTAAGTCTCATCCTGCACTTTGTAATATGGTAATACTGGAATTAGTACCACCGTTTATCTTGACAGTTCTTGTAACACCATCTTGTGTAAAAATTACTGTGTAAGATTGATCAGCATTTATTTGTAGTTCTGCATTTTGTGTAACTTTTCTTATTAAACGCAGAGTATCTCCATCTACAATAGTTGTGATGTTTGTTTCAAGATCTTGACCAATACTTGTGCCTTGTATGTCAACACCTGAAACCTGTCCTAATAATTCTGTTTCTTGTTCTTCTTCTAATAAATCTAATACATCTAGCAGATCTTCTAAAAAGTTTACGTTGAGGTAGTCTATATCTAGCTCTGTAAATTCAAAATCAGGATCTTCTTCTAATAAGTCTTCTTCTAATAAATCTACATCAAGATCTGTAAAATCTAAGTAATCTGCGGTATTACTAGTGTTTTCTTCTGCAATAACATTTTCTTCTTTAGGTGGACTAATAATTAACATGTTATCTATAAACTGTAGATCTATATCTAATGTTACTGGTTTGGTTGGTGATTGCTCATATACCCTAGTAGTCGTGGCTTGGTAAGGTTGATTAAGTACAACCTGGCCCATAGCTGTAGACACTACTATCTCTCCACTAGGATCGCCAAACTCGTTAGGCAAAAGTATTATCAAAGACTTACCTGTTTCATCTACCGTACAAGTGAAGTCTGTACCTCTGACTGCAATATCAGCGGTTGGTGTTTTCAGAGATATATTGTTTTTTGCTAGTTGGCCTGAAATAAACCGTATAGTGCCACTAGCAAACTGTAAGGCCATTTTGCTGTTACTAGGATTCGCATCATATATATATTCATCAATAATTAGTGAAGAGTGTTCAGTTAATTTAACGGTTGAATTATCAAGAAAGGTAATACCGATACGCCCAGCTCTAGTTTGAACGTCATCATAAGAATTTATATCGAAGTTTAAAACTGCAGGATAGGGCTCATCTCTTAAGATTTGCCCATACCCTCTCAGTTCTGTAATGTCACCTATACTACTAGCATGTAGTAGAAGTCCCACCGTCATTTTGTACCACACAAAAAGTCGAATTAGATCCATTTGTTGTAATCTTGAGCCAGTCTCTAGCTAGGGTTGATGATTGTGTAATAGTGAAGGTGTTAGAACTACCATCTAGATCTAAATAAAAATAGCCACTATCGCTAGCACTTGTGCCTGCATATCCACTTCCAGAAAAAGTAAGTTCGTTGCCATCTCCAAAAACATCTATATAGTTAGTAGCATTTTCGTAATCAATATCAAATTCAAATTCGTTATTATCTCCATCTATAATCCAATCCAAATCTAAATAATCAGCATTAGATGCCTCACCTATCTCAATATCAAATGTATTGCTTCCACCTGCAACTTGAACATTAAGATTGGCGTAGTCTGCAGAATATGCACCGTTGCTATTTAACAAAATATCAAGCACGTTTGAGTCGCCTTGAAAGTCAAAATAACCTGTTACATTATCTGAATTTATGCCATCTGATCTGAATATGTTACTACTTCCTATTTGATTAATAGTAAGTGTCATATCTGTACCGTCTAGATCCAAAGCAGTCATTGTGCCAGAAACAGCACTTGTGCCACCGATCAAGTTGCTACTACCAAGTTGTTCTAACTTTATAGTGGCATTTGAACCAGTTTGCTCAACGAATATTTCGTCATCTGCAAATAAACCTAAAGATAAAAGTAAAAAAATTATACGCATAATCATTCCATATATTGCCAATAACTCTTCTCTTCACCTTGGGCTATTATGTCTACAATACCAGTTTCTATCGCTGCTTGCAAAGCTATAGACTTACTTTCATTCATAGCATTACCACTTTCGAACTCAACCAGTTTAGTACCATCTGCAATATATCTAAAAAAATCGTTTGATAAACCTACAGATAAGATAGTTTTAGTAGTCAAATTTTCTATTAATATTTCACCTGTCGATACAGAAACTAAACGCATAGACACCACAACAGTATCTTCACGATATTGTTTTGAATTACCTATACCTAAATATCTAGCACCCATACCACCAGTAAGCAGGTTAGTGTTGTAATCAATTATGACACCTTCAAGGATAGTGCCTGCAAACAATAAGGGTAGTTGCTGATCGTCTTCTTCAAATCTTTCTCTTGTGGATCTTATTATTTGTCGTTCTCTTGTAACATGATCTATACCTACTCGTTCTACTACACGAAAAAAACGTGATTGTTTTAACGCTCTTATCACATAAGCTTCAGGTGCTTGTGTTAGTGCTGAACTAAAACTAGCATAACCATCAATTGATTTACGTTGTCCCGTTGCATCAGGAAAAGCATAAACAGCAACTACAGGTCTTTGCTTCGCTGGTTTTACTTGTTTTATAGCATCAGTTACAGGTAAGTTGATAAAAGCAGATTTAGAAAAACACTCTGCCTTACCGACTATAGTGACAACATCTTTGTAATCGTTATCTGGATTTTGTAAACAAGGAGATATGTAAGATAGATGTGTAGTGCAACTAGAAACCAAAGTCCCCAATAGGGATAGTGATAGTAGTTGTTTCGCCAGTAGTTTCATTAAATATAGACATTGTAATAGTTATACCGTCGCTAGTCCAAGTTATCAGATTATCGAACAGAGTGAAGCTGCCTTGATCTGCTGGATCTTCGCCAAATAATTGATCTACTAATTGCCTGGATAATTGTGCGTAAACTCTAGACTCAAAGTTTCTTAAAAATCTTGCTAACGTTGTGTTCTCAGCATCTCTTTGTAGCTCGTCTTGTAATGCTTTTATTTCAGCCTCCAAAGCTTCACGCCTAGAATACTCTTGCTCGTCAATAGTTAAATAATGCTGACTTGTACCAACACCACTAAATGATGGAGACTTAAACTGAAATTTAATTTCATCAGCAAGGACAGGAAGCATTAAGAATGGGATTAAGTATATTGCGCAACCTGTCCTTTTATATTTGTCTTTGTAATAATCGTCATTCATAGAACCAAACTCCAAACCCACAAACAAAAGCTTATCATTAAAATCCAAACTGTTAATTTTTGCCAGTCTGTTTTATATCTAATCTTTTCTTTGATCATCTCTGTCTGCCTTAGCAATTTTATTACTATCAATTAACTGTGGTACTCCTAGTATAGTTTTTATTAAGGTGTCTTGTCTAATAATCTCATTGTCCAAACTTCGGATACGATCTATCAAAGCCACTAAGATACCATGTTGAGAGTCTAATTTAGTGCCTAGTCTTTGTTCCATAGCGGTTATCTGTTCTGCTACTTTTTCGTCAACTACATCTAATTTATTTTCCATACCATCAACAATACGCATGATTAGTTTGTAAATGAACCAACCCAACCCAAGAGCTGCTGCTATCGGAAAACCTACTTGTTGAATAATTGTAACTATATCTTGCATGTAAAAAGAGTAGTCTGATGTTCCCCTGGTTTTGTATGGAAACCAATGAGCTTTACGCTAGTCAACAGACTACTCGTCCTTTTTATGTGAAGCACCAAAGTAAAATGATATGACTGCACTTGCTAATCCACCTAAGTAACCTAGCACAAGGTTAATTAAAGCCTCACTATTTTGTTCAGGCGGTTGTATTGTTACCAAAAATATATAACCCATAAAACCACCTATTGTAATGAATCCTAGTATTTTAGATGTCCAATCGCCACTAAATGTTTTTCTAGCATTTTGTATATCTTGGGTTTGAACTTTGTAAACATCCAACCCTAACTGTTTCATTTCTAATTTGAAATCTTGCTCAATTTTTTTCAGTTCCAACATTTGTTCTTTTGTTGGGTGGTCGCCCAAAGCTTTAGATACTGCTTGTGGGTTTGCTTCTATACCTAATTTTTCAGCTATTGCATTTATAGCTAAACCTGAGATAGCACCTGCTGGATTTGCCAAGCCTTGTGCTAATGTTGGTGCTACTACACCAACTATTGATTTTAACTTGTCTAACATATTCCTATTTCACTCCTATCTAAGCCTAGTGGCTTATCACTTAAACATTTTAGCATATCTTTGGGTATGTGCGCATAAGGCTCGTTGTCTTCCTCGTAAGTGGGATCAGGCGATATGTTCATCCTTATATCGTAAACATAATCTGGATCCCATTCATGATAGTATAAGCCATCCGTCATAGCATATACGGTTATAAATGGGATACCAGTAGATTGTGCATACATAGCACCTTTCATCAGTTTTGCTACAGATAAAATAAATGTGTCGTATTTATCAAATGAAAAAGATCTGCATTTGACTTCACACCAATAACTTTTGTCTTTGGATTCTATCCAATAATCTAGACCATAACTTGTGGGAAGCTTGTAGCAAGTTACATCCCACGCTCCCTCTAAGTAACCTGCTACTCGCTCTTCTCTTTTTTGATCGTCAATAGTTTCGAAACTTGGTTTTTTCATAATTAATCCTCATAGTAAGTTGGGTCTACAGCTACCAATCTTTTTGTTGGTCTGCCTTTGCCACCAATTTTAATATCCATTTCTTGTACCTCACCTGCATTTTTAAGTCTCTCTATAATTTCTTTGACCTCATACGATTTCATACTACGAAACAACTCACCCCTATCTACTTCTCTTTTTGATATGCCTGTATCTCCTCTTGATCTAATAAAAGATAGAACTTGCTTAATTTTAGATTCAGTAGCTGATGATGCTACCTTATCTCGGCATGCTTCAATAAAGAGCAAGTCATAATATCTGACATAATCAATACACCATTGAGTTACATGCCCTGGTATTTCTTTGCAATCAGGATTGTCAGCTAGAGCACAGACTAAAGACAATCGCATAGCTTTTTCTCTTGTTCTAGATAGCAGGGGTTCTAGATTATCTTTTTCAAGCACTATCTGCCTTTTCACTATTTCTTGTGCGAACTCATTTAACAATTGTTCGCTGTCTTGTGAAAAAGGTATAACGTGTGGCCTAAAATCTAGTTCTGCATTATTAAGTTCTATACCGCCAAACTCAGACCTTGATCTTCTGATATAGTTAATCCAGTTAACCATCTGTAAGGGCGGGCTTTTAAATTTTTTAAGTCTTTGTACTTTCCTAGGTTCTTTTGACTCTATTACTAAAAATCTGTTAAGAAAACCATCAGCAATACGACCTGAGTTTAAAGCCTTATAGAAATTTTGTGGGACTGATAAACCTACTAGAGTTATAGCAGGCTTGTGTGTAACACGATTCATAGCCTGGTCTTTATATTGTTCAGGCACACTCATAAGAGAGTAGTTATCAGGTCTTAAGGTGCCGTGGCATCTGCCCCAAGCCTCCATAAGTGTTTGTATGCCGTCTTCTCTGTTAGTGTTCTGTTGTGCTCCTATAGCTTCCAATCTTTTACCAAACTCATCCATAATTGTTATTTGTGTTGGCCTATAACGCAAAATAGAATGGACTGCACCAGATGATGTGTAACCATCACCCACAATCAGATCCGAGTGTTCTGACATGTTTAACACTGCTTCAACAAAAGATTTTATATTTTCTTTACCTTGGCCTGACTTAGCTATACCCATAAAATATAGTGAAGCAAAGTTGTTCATAGTAGTGCGGTATAATCTGCCACAGCTGACACTTGCTAGTGCAAGAGCACCTACAACGGAAAGCTCTGGTTGTGATACTTGTGCAAGTTCTTCGCAAAACTTGAACATGTCTTTTAGTATGCCAGGTGGATTAAATAAATCTTTTGGTGGTGTTACTTGTTCTTTGGTATTAGTGAATAGTGGTGCTCTTTGATTTTTTCTGTCATGCGTCTTTTTTACATTATCAACCACAGAATTTATCTCTGCTTGCGACAAAGGCGGTTGATTTTGTGTGTTCCATGATTGCATAAAAAACTTTGCAAACTCTAGATTTAAATTTTTTGAAATTAAATAACCAGCTAACCTTGCAGCTTGATCATTTCTTGAACCCTCGTTTACGCCGTCTAGTGAAAAGGGTGCAGTCACCATCTGACCGTTATTGTTTTTGCTGTTGCCTGTGATCTGCTCCCATTCTTTTTCTGTAAAATCAGGCAGATCATCAAAGTCATGTATGTCCCATTCGGGTATAGTTTGTGGTTTGTATAAATTACCGTTAGCGTGTTTATTATAAGGAGCAATGATTAAACCACCCTCTCCTCTAATATCGATCAATCTTTCTATTGGAGTATCATTAGTTCTTTTGGTCGCAAAGGTAGTAAAGTTTTCAGGGTTGTTATAGTAATAGTGCATACCTTTACCAGTTACTACTTTGAAAGGAGAGGGGGGCAGGTTGTTATCAACCCACCCCATAGCTTCAGGTGTATCAGCATCAACAACAATAAATTGACCGCAAATAAGTGCTACAACTAGATCATCACGATCTTTGAACCACTCAATAACAGTCTCTCTTTTGGGCCTTTCTGTTTTGTATTGATGCCAACCACCCAAAAAAACTGGAGGCTTTTTTGATTGCCTAAGTAATGGTACTACAGAGAGACCCTCATCGTAATAAGCTAACGCTAGATCGAGAGGCTTCTCGTCTTCTGTAAGATTTAGGTTGAACATTCAGCAATAATATCTTCGAGATTACCATATATGGATTCAAAATCTAACTTCCCTTCGGATGCTCGAATGATTAATTTTGCTTGATCGACGGATGGTTGCCTGTGGCCATAACGCCAGGCTTTGATAGAATGTATAGAACAATTAAACAAACTAGCTGCTTCTTTATTGCCTATAAATTCTATATATTGTTTTAGGGAATATCTTTTCACTTCTCTCTCCTTATATTTAGGTTGTATATTTATAGCTTCCAGTTTTTTCAAAAATGTAGTAGATAGCACTTTATTTCTAAAGTAATAGTTTGCTAGCCAAGTTGGTTTCTTCTCCATTTTTTTTACAAATTGAAACTGTCTGTTTTACAAATAGTAGTTTATGTTATAATATATGTCAATATTAATTTATTCGGAGATAATATATGTCTTTTAAAGATAGAATCGTTAGCCCTGATTCTTGTGTGAATCAACAAGGGGTAAAGATACTCGTTTATGGGGCTGCAGGTGCTGGTAAAACAACACTTTGCGGTACTGCTCCAGGAAAAAAACTGATGATTGATATGGAATCTGGTTTACTCTCAGTTAGAGATAGCCAAGACATTGACGTGATTCAGGTTAAGGAAGCAAAAGAAATTATAGAGATTTGTGAAGCTCTTAAAAATGGTGAATTAGTTTACGATACTGTATGCTTAGATTCCATTTCAGAGATGTCAGAGATACTTTTAAATTTTGAAAAAGCAAGACACAAGGATCCAAGAATGGCATACGGTAATGTGCAAGAAACATGTACAAATGTCATGAGAGCCTACAGAGATTTACATATGCACGTCGTATTTGTTTCTAAAATGGAAAAAATGAATGTTGATAATGTAATGCAGTACGAACCAAAAATGGTTGGTACTAAATTAGGCCAATCTATTACGTACTTTTTTGATGAAGTGTTAGCACTTAGAGTCATAGAAGAACAAGATGATGAGGGAGCTTTGGTTAAAAATAGATGGCTACAGACTGATGTCGGTCAAGGCTATACTGCGAAAGATAGGTCAGGTAAGTTGGAAGGCTTCGAAGTTCCTAACTTGACTAGCGTTATTGAGAAGCTAGGTTTTAAAACTCAAATCATAGGAGGAAATGATGAGTGATTTTGATGGTGTACAGTGGTTAGAAAATATAACTAAACCGCCAGTTGTCGAGAAAAAAGAAATTGCACCGCCAGGTGTACATAGTGCGAGAGTCATTACCGCTGAGAAATATAAATCTCAGTCAGGTAATTGGACAGTAAGAGTTGTTTATGAAATAAATAACGGTAACAACAGAGATCATGTTGAGTTTTATTCATTATGGTCTGCTAGTGAAGAAGCTAAAAGAATCTCTAATGAGATGTTTACGCAACTTTGCAAAGCAACAGGATTTAAATCCTTTCCAGATGATGTGCATTCACTTGTTAATAAAACACTTGATCTAGGCCTTTATCATAAGGAAGAAACTTGGACTAATAACGAGGGCGAAGAAGTTAACTCTAAGAAAACTAAAATCGGCGAGTATCTAAGCTCTGTTAGTCCAACAGCACCAAGTGGAGACAAACCTAAATCGCCACCGATTTTATAGGTTGGGTGCTTATAGGGGCTTTAACTAGCCCCTTTTTTTTGTCTGTAATTTAGTCTAGTATATACACATCCATTCTTATCATTCTCCGAATGGTTAAATTTATAGTGTATATAATAAGGGAGCCTTTCGGCTCCCTTTCTTTACGAGATTAAATGAAAAATTAAATATCTACTTAATTATCAGTATATTCTAGCAATAACTCTAAAGTATGTATAGCTTTCTTAATATCCGCAGATCCGTTTTTCAATCTGTTTCTAGTAATGTAGCTGATAGCTTCAGATTCCAAATTGTTTAGATTGTTTTTATAACAATATTCTGCAGGCTGTATGGCAAGCTTTTTATAATGATCGCCACCTACCTGACGGTTAGAAGCCTTAGCATCTATCTGTTTATCCCAGTCTTGATCTGTTAAATCGTCTTGGTAATTTTCAGGTTTTATATGATCTATACTCATAGTTCTATCTCCACTAATTCAGGTGTGTTATATGTAGTAGGTAAGTTCCTACCCTCTATAACAGATTTATATTCGCCTAACAATCTGTCAAGCTCTAACCACCCAGCATCCATATCTTCATGTTTCATCTTGAATACCTTGGAGGCATAGGGGTGTTTCTTTTCTTGTGCTACAAATAAAAAATCTGCCACGGTAAATCCTGCTTTTTCAAAGGCTCTTTTATACCAAGCTGCTTGTAATTCATATTGATATTTTTTTACTGAACCTACAAAAGCTGACGGCTTGACCGATTGAGTGGTTTTGTAATCTACAAGAATAATTGTTTTGTTATCGTAAGTTCCTGCTAAAGGATACCGCAACATATCAGACTTTACCTTACACAGCATTTCATCTTCCCACCAAAACAAAGCTACTTCTGCAGGCTTAGTAAAAACCTCAGGGTAATCAGTCTCAGTTGGATTTAAAGCACAGTCTCCATAAATGCCTAAACTGTTTTTCATTTTGTATATAGTCTCCCTATCTGTTGCATTGATGACAGTTAAGCCTCTCTTTTCGTAATCTCTTTTCAGATCTTTGTTAGCTTGGGTGTAAGGAGAGCCGACTAAACAAGCTACTTCTTTATTAAAAACACTTTCGCCCTCTACTATCAAAGCATGAGCGGCAGATCCAAAACGTAATGCGTGTGAATCTTCCATCTCTTCTTGCAAAGCATGGACTTGTGATTGTCCAAATCTTCTAATAGTTGATGAAGATATGCCTGGTGAGTTGTGGTAAAAATCGTTAGGCATATCAGGAAAGTAATAAGTGTCACCTAAAACAACGTGATCTAATTCTTTCAAAGTATCAGGTAATTCGTTCATCCCGTCCTCCTAACATTTCTCGCCCAAGTTGCAGCAGGCTTAATAATTTCTTCGTACTCATAGCCAAATTCATTTAAAAGTTTGATAAGAGCTGGATAACCAAATCTCCTATCTACTTTTATCATATCACCGACCTCGAGGTTCTTTACTTGGTCATGCAGTTTCTCATACATCTTTTGTTTTGCCATCCCTTATTCTATTAAACATATCAGTAATATGTTGTCTTTCTTCTACAGGTAACGTATTAACGGTACGTATAAGTTCTAGGACAGCAGTAGTTGCATGGTGCATAGACTGTTCCCATTCTTCGACTGGTGACAGATTTTGTGGATCTGTCGGTAAATTTTTATGTATATCTTTCATAATATTGACATTATATACGAATTAGGTATATGATGTCTACTAACAGTATAAATAAGGATGGATTATGTCTAGAATGTACAGAGAATTTTGCGATAGAGTCCTTGACGATCCTAAACGTCATGATGCCATAGACGAGGCTTTCAAGATGGGTTGGGAGAGTTATGAAGAACTTATCGGCAATTACAAAAAGTGTCATCTGAAATACAAAGGGTTTGCTGTAACGCACCCTGAAATGGAAGTTGATATTTTAGTTACTGATTATGACTTAGATGCCTACAGGTACGGGGTCTAATTAGTTTAAGTCGTGTATCTCAATTAATTCTCCTTGAGGTAGTAGGTAACAGAGCGACCTGGCGACGAAACGCTCTGCTTAATTTGGAGGATAATAATGATAAAAGGTATAGGTATAAATTTAGAATTTGAAAAAAACGTGCCCTTTCCGTTAGGAAAAAGGCGTAGAAAAGATCGACCAGCTACAGCAAAAGACCTAATTTGTTTATGGATCGAAAACGAAGGCGAAGCTGGCGACAGTTTCAAAGTACAAGGTAAAAAGCTCAGAAATAATGTTATGCAACATTTTAACGCAGAGTGGCGGCCAGACGATAAAGGATATACTCGGAGACTAAGTTACAGAACAGTAGATGCAAAACAAGAGATTTATCGTATATGGATCGTAGAAATATCACGGTACTACCGAAGAGCAGATGGATCCTGGAATACTACAGGCCCTAAAAGAGAACATCAGAAGATACGCACACGAAGATAAGACAGAGTTATCAGAGGTTATGTTAATATTAGATTATGAAAAAACGTAAAGATCCAAAACAAGGCACAGGTAAAAAGCCCAAGGGTTCAGGTAGACGTTTATATACAGACGAAAACCCTAAAGATACAGTAAGCATAAAGTTTGCTACACCTACAGATGCTCGCAAGACAGTTGCTAAGGTTAAAAGAATTAATAAGCCTTTTGCCCGCAAAATACAAATACTTACGGTTTTAGAGCAAAGAGCTAAGGTAGCAGGGAAACTTGCACAGGCTAAAATAGCCAAAGCTGGTAAAGAAGCTATTAGGAAAGCACGTAAGAAATAATGTCGGGTTTATTATTGTCAGACTTTTGTCATAGAGTGCGTGACGTGGGAAACCTTGATAAACAAAGGGCTAAGGTATTTTTGCATTTTTTTCATTTTTGTCAGGGGCAGAGAGACTAATATACTTATAAATATACAAAGAACTTGACAGCCTAAGTCGGGTTCGCTAAGATCGGATGTTATACATATATAGGATATGTAGGGCTAGCCACATCTAAGGGGCTAGATATAGCCCATCTACTTTACATCTACATAAAGTATCATCTAGTATAAGCACATATGAAAGAAGAGCAGTCGGGGTTTGAGCCTATCCTGGATGAAGCAGAAGATCCAGCTATAGAGTTTTTTAATTTATCCAACAAACTGAATAGGATGCAAAGGATCTTTGTCTGGAAAGTTGTGAATAACCCACAAATGTCTTATGTTGAATGTGCTAGGAAGTCGGGCTATAAAGATGCTAGGCAGTCTGCTTACAAGCTACTTAAACATCCTGAAGTAAAGAAAGAGATTAATTACCTTCTGGGTGAAGTGCGTAAGAAGTATGAGTTAAATCAAGATCGGGCTGTCAAAGATTTGTACGACATTCGGGACAAAGCCCTAGAGTCGGGTTCATTTAATGCGGCGATCGCCGCTCAGAATAGTTTACTCAAGGTTGGTGGCCTGGTGGTAGATAAGAAAGAAGTGCGTTTTGGTAAAATAGATCAAATGTCTCGAGCTGAGATCGAGAATAGATTAAAGGTTTTAATGGGTGATGTTATTGAGGGTGAGCTAAAAGACGAGACTGAGGAATCAATCTCGCCATCTGCTATCAACGAAGTCCAAGAAAGCTCCGAAGAGGATCAGGAGTAATATTTCCATTTAGTTAATTTCTCCTGTTACACATTTTCGCATATAGGTTTTAGTAAACCTAAACGGCTTATAGTCAAACTCTCTGTCGCACTCTAAAGTAGAATAGCCTTTTTCATACATTTCAACCCAGCCTCTGTTTTCATAGTCGCCATTGATTAAATGTATGAAAATGTAGTTGCCTACAACACCAAACTCTTTAAAGTCTTTCTTATCTAAATATATACCTCTGTTGCCAAAGTATTGTATTAGGTCGGCTTTAGTCATTATTTATCTCCTTTTGAAACTAATAGTTTTGCATGATAATCTTCATCCTTGTTATGGACAGTTATCATTAATTTACCTTTGTTGTAAAAATCATCTTGTTCAATCCTGATTTCTTTGTCGGCAAAATCAAGCCAAACAAGATTCTCTGAAATAATTTCTAATTTTGGTTCAGTCATTATTAATCTCCTTAAATACTCTGTCTCTCTCTTCTTCTGTTTTAAACCAAGACCATTGTACGTCTGCCCCAGCATAAACTTCTAAAGCGTCATCTAAATCTTGATTTCCATACCACTCTGCATAGCCATAAAGATAGCCATTGTTATCATCCTGGTTAAATTTATATGCTTGTGTGTCATACCAAGTAAACTTTTTGTAATTAACTATATCGTAATCAATTTTCATAAATAATCTCCTGTAATACTTTCATAATCTGCTTGTATGTCTGCTAAGTCCATACCCTTAAAGTTACAATAGACAGTTTCAAATACGTGTTCTCTTAATGAATCGGTATCTGAATTTTCTACCCATCTTATGATCATTTTCACATAATCATCTACAATTGCATTTTCCATTTCTTCTCTAGTCATTATTCCCCTCTCTTTTATATAATTCTTGTTCTATAAATTCAGCAACTTTATCTCTTAAATTTAAAATTTCTGCAAATTCTTTATGTTCACAATCAATACTACTTACTCCATATTTTTCAAGTAAATTGTAAAAATCATCTTGGAATCTTATAAAATTATCATCAGTCATTTCTTTAGCAGTCATTCTTCACTCTCCCATTTCTTGATCTGTTCTAATAAAAAATCGGCACAACTTATTCTGCCAAACACCATTGGGTCAGTATCAGGGTTACATTTTAAAGTTCTTTCACCCTCTAACCACTCCTCAATATTGTCTAAGATTTTGTTTAAATAGAAAATTTGGCTTCGTAATTGCATATTTTCATGCTCTAGTATTCTAAATTGGTGTTTATCCATTCTCTTCCTCTAACTCGTCTAAAAATTCATCTACTCTTTTTGCTACCCAATCAGGCACATCTCCTATTGCTTGTTCAGTACCATCTTCCCAAACAATACCTATATTCCAATTAGTTATTTTCATATTATCTCCTAAGTTAAATGGTAGTTTTGATGTAGCAGACTACCAACTGCTACAAAGGTTAATGTACTCCCTTGATAGTTTGTGGCATTTGCCATCCCTTTTTCTTGATATACCAATTATGGTTATCAAGCCTAATGTTATCGCCTTGATAAAAAGCAATTTCGTAAGCCTTACGGAGACAGTCATTCCATCTTGATTGTTTAACCCTTTGACAGTTTTCCTCGATCTGCTCAGCTAAAAATTCCATTTGCTCTTCATTGTTTTCAGGATTGTTGCAAGAAAGAAAAAGATACCAAGTGACAGATAACTCTTCTTCAGGGTTAAGTTTTTTACTCTCCTTAACTCTTTCCCAAATTATGTCACCTCTTTTCATTCTGATACTCCAAACTTATCTTTGAGTGAAGCAATAAGTTTTTCAAAATCTACTGAATCACCTAAGTTAGCTAAGACAACTTCAGTTTCAATTTTACTTCTTAAACCTTTGTCATCCCATTTGAAGTTACCATTGTAATGATAATCATATTGGTTTTTAAATTCGAAGTTATCATTATTCAAATCTTTGTTAAAAGCTTTGTGAAGCTTTTTGATTTTTTCTTCAATATCTTCTATCTCTTGATTCTTGTCTTTGATCGCTTGTTTACAAGCTTGGATATCAAGAAACTTGGGGTTATTCTGCATTTCGGATTCAAGCTTAGATATGCTCTCAGTCCTAATCTCGTTGTATGCTCGATCAACGAGTATATTTCTTTCGTTAATGGTTAGTTTTCTAGCCATAATAATTCTCCTAATAGTTAATGTGAATATGTACGGCTTTGTTCATATCGTAGCAGAAGCTAAGAAACTGGTATAGATTTAAATGCTTACCACTTTTGTGCATACCATACATAAACACAAATACTATTTAAGCATAAGTATTACATGATGTAAACAGTTTATACATAAAAAATAGAGTTATTTGGGGGTAGAGTAGGGGTTGAACTGCATACCCTCGCTCTCTCAGTCGCTTTCTCAAACAAAAATCAGTCGGGTGTCGGGTCGGGTTGTCGGGTTAGTGACTAAATGCCTTACAGGTCAGTATAACACACACAACACAATACCGTCTTCCAGATGAGACGCAACCAGGGAGTTCGTGATAGATCTCTCAGAAAAAGATCTGTCACATAAGTTGACTTGTTGTTTACTTGTGGTAAAGTAATTACATACACTTAAATAAGGAGATGATATGTCAGATAGACAATTACCGTTTCAAGTAGCAGTTAGTAAAACTGAACCCGTTGAAGTAACTAACCCATATAGTGGTGAAAGTTATAAGCTAGAAGCAGATGCTCTTGCTGTTTATGATGTAATCAAAGGTGCTGAATATACTGAAGATTACGATTTAGTCCGCAAAGGTATTGATTGGTTTCTAGAATATGAGCCTGAAGCCTATATGGTTTTACTCGACTAAGTCGGGAGCAGGTCGGGATCGCTGGTAGTGATCCTGATCGCTCTACGAGGTAAGTATTACACAATAGTAATCACACCCAGGATCTGGCACGCAGCGTGCCTGGACTAGTAGTTCCTATTCCGATAGTTGACATTACTGTTTACATGTGGTATACTTAAGGGACACTATAAGGAGAATTGGATGGATAAAGAGAGAGTAAAAGAAATACTCAAAGAAAAATTTCCTAAAGGATCAACTGCTTATACTTTAGTAACTAAAGTTGCCCCCTCAGGTATGTCGAGGCACATAATGGTAGCAGGATCACAAAAAAAAGGACATGTTGAGAATGTCAGCTGGTATATATCCCAGTTACTAGAATGGACATATAAAGATAATACCCGCTCCGTCTTTGTTAGTGGTTGCGGAATGGATATGGGGTTTCATTTGGTTTATACCTTGTCCCGTATATTGTATGAAGACGGTTATGCTATTGAACAAAGATGGCTGTAATGTTTGAGTGGTTTATAATATTTATATGTTTGTTCTTGGCTTGGTTGGCTGACAACTCGGGATCGGGTCGGGATTGATAAACGGGGGATTAGTCGGAATGATCGGGATACCATAACACAATAAGAACACACAAAGCCCAGGCGCAAGATGTATTTGTCATGTATCGTTTTCCCAAAGTGCCTGGGTCTAGTGTTAAAAAATAAGTGGTGTTTTTTTTGTTTACCCCTTGTATTATTATTTACTTTGTGTAAACTAATAGATAAGGAGAACGAGATTATGAAATACAAATTTATAATTACGGACGATTCAGGCAACCAATTATTAGTGGGAGCTGAGACTGAGTTACGAGACTTAGTTGTGAATGGAATACAAGTTGTTAGAAATAGTGACTTGCACGTTGAAGATACTAGACAAGTTCTAGGTAATACTGACATCAATAATGTCATGCACTTGTTGAGAGGTGGGCTTGATGAATAAGATTGAACAGGCTTGGAAAATCTTATCTGACGATATGAAAAAAAAGGCAGATAAGACAGAATCTAGAACACGTGAGATATGTGGAGTTGAAGTTACTACTGGTATTAAAAGAGATGTCAGGATAGGTAGCCCTGCTACATTACGAAGTAGGTTTACTAAAGAAATGGCCGAGCATATTTTACTCAGTATGGATGTAGGTGAAAGTATGGTTCTGCAAAATGAAACTGAGAGGAATATATTCTATGATGTGGCTAGACGGATTAGTTGGTATTCACATTTAGATGTTTCAGTCACTTGCCAGCTTATTGAAGTTGGTAATGATGAAAACCATTTACAGTTAAGAATGTGGAGGTCTACATAATGGAAGAACATAATTGTGTCCTTTGTGGTATTCACTTTAAAGGTTATGGTCACAACCCTGATCCGCTTGCTGAAGATGGTAGATGTTGTGACATTTGTAACGATAGAGTTGTTATGCAACGAATAAAAGATATGCTCGCCTACGATAAAGAGTTCGAGAGGTATAGAAAACAACGGGAGGCGAGAGGTGAAAATTAAATAGACGACTAAAGGGTTACTCCTGATGGGACAGCTTCGGCTGTCCTTTCGTCGTTATTGGGACTCTATTTGCCGACGGCGTCGGGAAGGCAAACGGGTTTTTTTAGATGAGGACACCCATTTTTGCCCTACGGGTATATACACAATACTTTACACAAGGTTTCTCACATACAAAAACCATTTTTTTTACAAAGGGTCCCATACAGGGGGGGTAGATATGTTATATTTTTATAGGTTGGGCTACTGTTGTCAGCTATTATAAAATTTTAGCTCTTCTCCACAACTGCAGTAGCCTGCCCTTGCAAAATGATTCTTATCCGTATACTATTCGATTATGGAACCTCAAATGATGAATCAGGAACTCTCAGGCATGACGGCACCTGATCAAATACAAGCAGAGATAGATAATTTATCAGCACAAGAAAAACAGATGGCTAAACAATCTCTTATGGAGATCAAAGCGGTTATAGAACAGCTTATGGCTCAGGGCGCTACTGAAGAAGAAATCATGCAAATGCTAGCAGATCTAGGTATTACTATGGAGCAGTTGGAATTTGCTGAACAATTATTTTCTGAAAATAACGATCTAGGCATCAACATCTAATGTTTTTTCGTAATTTGCTGAAAAAAATAAGACAGAGAAAACCTATGTTAGCTAATCGAATGGGTGGTTTTTTAAGACAAAGACCACAACTTATGGAAAGGATACGTAACCTTAAAAATATGCGTGGTATGGGCAGAAAATTTATGATGCCTGGTATGGGTCTTGCTAGTTTACCTATGCTAGGTGATCGTGATGTTAACGATCTACCTATTCCTCAAGCAGGAGCTAGCCTTGATATCATGCCTCGATTTAGGTCTCTACCCAAACAACCACCTCAGGTAGGAACTGCCCCACTTATGACAGGTGGTAACGCTGCTTTACTACCACCTGATATAGCACCACTACCGCCAAAACCTATGATGGGTGCCAATATGGGTATGCCTAATTTTATGTCAGCAGGTCAACCGCCTAAAATGGTTATGGGTATGAAAGATGGTGGAGATGTGGATGCAGAGAAAGAATATCCCAACGAGGGTTTAGCTGCTTTAGCCAAAGAAGCACCTGAAGTTGTCGAGCGTATGGGCTATCAAGAAGGTGGTGAGGCAGATGCACAAAAACGTATGGACAAAAGCGCTAGAAGAAATTTAAAAATGCTCGGTCGTCTTGGCAGAGTTGGTTTGGGTGGTGGTATTGCAGGTTTAGGTTTATTGGCACTTGATCCAGATGTCAGAGCAGCAGTAGGTCGTTTTCCTCAGTATCAAGATCCTTTTTACTCTGGTTTAGATTACAGTATTTCTAAATTTACCCCTGATATGTACCAACTACAAAATTTCTTAACAGCAGAACTCTCAGGTAGACCAGATAGAGTATTTAGCTTACCAGGTTTAAAACAGAGTATGGAAGCAGCAGTTGCAGCTGGTGAGCCAACATTTGAATACAGATTTAAACCTTACAATACAAAAGAAGTACAAGATTTCTTTGACAATCAATAATATGAATGGCTACTCCCAGAAAAACTACCAAAGAACGTTTAGCTGAAACTAGACAAAAATTAGCTGAAAAAAGTCCAGCCTACAAACAACTTTTAGATAGAAAAGCAGAAAAGAAACAATTTTTTGATGAGAAAATATCTGAAATAAAATCTTTAACCTCAGAAGGTAAGAATCGAGCAGCTTATCGTGTCTTTGAAGAATTACCAGTTTTAGATCAAATCACTATTTTGTTAACACCTGGTTTAGGAGATGCTATTGCAGCCTTCGAAGTTGGTGAATTTAAAACTAGAGCAGGTGAAAGGTTTGAACAAGATGATACCTTAGGTGGTTTAGGTAACTTAGCCCTCTCAGGTTTAGCTGGTGCTTCCTTGTTGCCAATTGTTGGCCCAGTCGCTGGAGCAGCAGGTAAAGTAGGTAAAAGCTTAGGTCGAGTCGCTAAAACAGATCCTGAGATGCCAGCTGGTGGACCTCCTACAGATTTAGTAAAAAGAAAACCTAATGAGTACACAGGCACGAAGTTAGAGGGTGTAAGTATAGGTCTTTCCTCACCCAACCTAAAAACTTTGCGTGAAATGAAATCCGATAAGCCTCAGTCATTAAGAAAGCTTGTCACTAGATTGGTCAAAGCCAATCCTGATAAAGTGGGTGAACTCAGAATGTTGGATGTAATCGAGGATGTCAAACCAGGTAAGTTTAGTGGTGATAGAATTGTTTTGACTCCAGAAGTTCGTAGTTTCTTTTCCGCTTTCACAGAAGGTAAGGATATAGCTACTCCAGGTGGCTTGGATCTTTACATGACCAATAAAATGCCTGAGGCCATTAATGTCCGTACACTAGGTCCAAATGATAGACAAATTGGCTCATCTGCTGGCCTCGATACTGTAACTGGTGCAAAAAGAAGACTGTACGGCGTGAAAGGAGTAGACGGTAGTAAAAATAGTTTTGAACATACTTACGATTTATTTGATGCTAGTCCACCAGATTATAAAGTCAATGACAATACTATTGCTTTTGACTCTGTTGTTGCAGATCCTGATAATCCAAATGTAATAAGAATCAATAGGATTCAAAGTGATTACGTTGAAGAACTAGGCAAAGCGCAAAAGGAAAGAAGAGCTCTTTCAGAACAGTATAAAAAGAATCCTTTTTCTAATAATCCTTTTGAAAAACCCGAAATAAAAATAAACGAAGAGATACAAGAAAAGTTAAAAGAACTAAAAGCAATAGGTGAAGAAACTAACAAAAATATAAAAGATATTAATAAAGACGAAACTTTCAATTTGCTATTTGAAGATTACCAATTAGATGCCACAGGTAATATAGTTAAGTCAGGTGATAGTGCTTTACCAAAAAGCAGACTAACTGAGGCAGAAAAAAACGTAATAGGCAATAAACCTTTCAACCCTAAGGTTGAAAAGGTAATCAAAGATTTAGGCAAACGTGACCAAATTACTGAACAACTAAAAGCCCTACTGAAAAGAGAGAATGAAGTTTTATTCAATGAGGGTTTTTTTCAAGGTGCTGTTAATCCTAGGTTTGTCGCCGATTATAGTGATTTAGCCCCAGGACAAAACCGTATATCTCAAAGAAACTTATTTTATGATAGCGACGTTTTAAGACAAACAGAAGATGAAATTTTTGTGTTAGATCCAGAATATTATGGTAATACAAAGCTGCCAGTTGATAGATTTGGTATTTTGAAAAAAATGGATTTAGACAGTATAGAGGATGCTATTAAGAATGTGAGTTTTGATGATAGTAAGTTGGTGTACAAAAAAGATCCTTACGCTAAGAAAAATACCAGCCAAACACATAAACTGCCTATAAGGTCTATCATCAATGAAACTGCACAAAATACGGATAAAAAAGTTCTAGAAATACCTTTGGACAGAATTTATAGCTCTGGCGAAATACAGGGTGGTGATGCTGGTAAGCTAGGGGTATTTAATTATTACGACGATATTTTTAAAGAGATGATGAAAATATCAAAAGAGTTAGATTTGCCTTTTGGTAGTGTTTACAAAACCGATGGCGACAAAGAAACTTTGTCTATTTTCAATCCAAAAATTAATAATTATGAAAACGTCGAGGTTGATCTAGATAACATGCAAATTAATTTAGACGCTGTCCGAGAAGCATTAGCTAAAGGTAAAACAATTGATGCTTTCAAAGATGGAGGGCCTGCAAGAATACAATCTTTATTAGATAATTTATGACATTACAAAGCTTATCAGATGCCGAGCTTAGAGAGGCGCTGCTACTAAAAGAACGACTAGAGTTGCTTAAAAAACAAGAAACCTGTCAAGAAGGTTTTATGGATTTTATTGAGCACATCTGGCCTGAGTTCATCTGTGGCCGACATCATAAAATATTTGCCCAAAAGCTGGAAGATATTGCGACAGGCAAGATTAACCGTTTGATCGTCAACATGCCACCTAGACATACTAAGTCTGAGTTTGCTTCTACTTACTTTCCTGCTTGGGTTATGGGCCGCTTTCCTAATAAGAAGATTATGCAGACCACACACACAGGCGAGCTAGCTGTCAGGTTTGGCCGTAAAGTCAGAAACTTGATGGATACTGAAGAATATGCAGGTATCTTTCCTGATGTGACTCTGTCCGCTGATTCAAAATCTGCTGGGCGATGGGAAACCAATAAAGGAGGCGAGTACTTTGCTGCTGGTGTCGGCGGAGCTATTACAGGACGTGGTGCGGACTTACTCATTATTGATGATCCACATTCCGAACAAGATGCCTTAAGTATGACTGCTATGGAAGGTGCTTGGGAATGGTATACTTCTGGACCTCGACAACGTTTGCAACCGAAAGGAGCTATAGTTTTAGTGATGACTAGATGGAGTCAGATTGATTTGACGCAAAGATTATTAGATGCGCAAAAAGAACCCCTTGCCGATCAATGGGAGGTGATCGAGTTTCCCGCTATTTTTCCTGATACAGAAAAACCTTTATGGCCTGAGTTTTGGCCGTTAGAAGAACTACAAAAAGTTAAGGCCTCTTTACCTAATATCAAATGGAACGCTCAATGGATGCAGACCCCTACCGCTGAAGAGGGTTCTATCATCAAACGAGAGTGGTGGAATGAATGGGAACACGATAGTCTGCCTGCGGTTCAGTATATAATACAATCTTATGATACGGCTTACAGTAAAAAACAAACAGCCGACTTCAGCGCCATATCTACTTGGGGTGTGTTTCGGCCTACTGATGGTGCGCCCGATTCTATTATTTTACTTGATTGTCAAAAAGGGCGTTGGGACTTTCCCGATCTTAAAAAAATAGCTATGGATGAATATAAATACTGGGATCCTGATATGGTTCTGATCGAAGCGAAAGCTTCAGGCACACCCCTAACACATGAGTTACGTCGGTTGGGTATTCCTGTTGTAAACTATTCACCATCTAGAGGACATGATAAACATTCACGTATGCATGCGGTAGCGCCAATCTTTGAATCAGGCTTAGTCTGGGCACCTAAAAAAGGTTTCGCTGATGACATGATCGAAGAGTGTGCTTCGTTTCCATTTTCGGCACATGATGATCTCTGTGATACAATGACTCAAGCTTTGATGCGTTTTCGTGAGGGAGGTTTGGTTTCGCTTGGTACTGACTACGATGATGAAGACAAAGCGCCAATAAAGAGAGTATATTATTAATATGTTAAATTTTTACATGACTGAATATGAAGTAGATGGCAAAATCAAAGACGGGCCATTAATTATGGCTCGGTCATTAGAGGTTGCTAACATACAAGCAAAAGAACTAAAATTGAAATTAGTTGGCGAGATGTTTCCTTATATGGATATAACTAGCTACGAGGAAAAAGAAATACATTAATGGCAATCGAAAGACAAGACGGCACCCCGATAGTGGCGAGCACACCCGAAGAGCAAGAATTTTTAGAAAATGTTGAATTAGTGCAATCTCCTGACGAAGAAGGGTTTGTCATGATGGAAGACGGTAGTGCAGTTTTAGAAGAAGATATGGTCGAAACACTTGAGTCAGGCTTCGACGATAATTTAGCAGAGTTCTTGTCAGAAACTGAATTAAATAAAATAGCAAAAGACTTGATGGCTGGTATTGATGCCGATAGATCTTCTAGAGAAGATTGGGAAAAAACTTATAAAGACGGTCTGAAATACCTGGGTATGAAGTTTGATGAAGATCGTAGTGAACCGTTTGAAGGTGCCTCAGGTGTCATACATCCTTTATTAGGTGAAGCAGTCACTTCTTTCCAAGCTCAAGCTTACAAAGAATTATTACCTGCAGGGGGTCCTGTCAAAACACAAGTCTTAGGTAATTATGATTCTAATGCGGAACTGCAAGCACAAAGAGTCAAAGAATTTATGAATTACCAAATAGTTCATAAAATGGAAGAATACGATCAAGAACTAGATCAACTATTATTTTATTTACCACTAGCTGGATCAGCATTTAAAAAAATATATTACGATGAAACGCTGGGGAGAGCGGTATCAAAATTTGTTGCGCCTGAAGATTTGTTAGTGCCCTACTACACAACAGACTTAGAATCGTGTAACAGGATAACCAATATAGTTAAACTTTCAGAAAACGAAGTAAAAAAATTACAAAACTCAGGATTCTATAGAGACATAAAAGTAGAACTAGGCGACGATGCTGAACAAACTAATACTGTCAACGAAGAAATAGAAGAACTTACAGGTATGCAATCAAGCTATGATGATAGTGAAGTCGCCATACTATACGAAATACACACTAACTTAGATTTAGCTGGGTTTGAAGATGTAGATGAAAATGGGCCTACAGGCATAAAGTTGCCTTACATAGTTACAATAGATTCTAATTCTAATCAAGTCCTTTCAATTAGAAGAAACTTCAAAGAAAATGACCCTTTAAAAAACAAAGTAGAGTATTTTGTACATTTCAAATTTTTGCCTGGGCTAGGCTTTTATGGTTTTGGCCTAACACATATGATCGGTGGACTTTCAAAGGCATCCACGTCCATAATGAGGCAATTGATTGATGCAGGTACCCTTGCAAACCTGCCTGCTGGGTTTAAGACAAGAGGTATTAGGATAAGGGACGAAGATACACCCTTACAGCCTGGAGAGTTCAGAGATGTGGATGCCCCTGGTGGTTCTCTCAGAGAGTCCATTCAACCCTTACCTTTCAAAGAACCGAGTAGTACTTTGTTGAATTTACTAGGAATATTAGTAGATTCAGGTAAAACTTTTGCTTCTATAGCAGAAATCAATACAGGACAGGGTAATCCACAAGCACCAGTAGGTACCACAATGGCTTTGTTAGAGCGATCTACAAAAGTTTTATCAGCCATACACAAAAGATTACATAATGCCCAAAGAAAAGAGTTCAAAATCTTATCTAATGTGTTTCAAGAATACCTACCAAATGAATATCCTTATATGACACCTGACGGTAATCAAGAAGTTGGTGCTGATGACTTCAATAATAGGGTAGATATTATCCCTGTTTCTAACCCTGATATTTTTTCTACCGCTCAAAGAATAGCTATGGCCCAAGAAATGATGCAATTAGTAAATTCTAACCCACAAATCCATGGACCAAACGGTATTTATGAATCATATCGTCGTATGTATGCAGCTATAGGTGTAGAAAACCCTGATCAACTACTTATGCCACCTCCATCAAGCGAACCTTTACCAATAGAAGCTGGTATGGAAAACAATACTTTGTTATTAGGGCAACCTGCACAAGCTTTTGCTGAACAAAACCACGATGCCCACATTTCAGTACATATGAGCCTGCTGAATACTCCACCTGTGCAGTCAAATGCGGCGGTGCAAGCTATGATTCACTCTCATATCATGCAACATTTGCAAATGAAAGCAGATGGTATAGCTTTACAGCAACTACCACCTGAATTAAAACAACAATACGATCAAATGGTGGCACAATTACAGCAGATTCCTGAAAAAGAACAAGCAAAAATGCAAGCGCAAATGCAACAACTGGTTGCTCAAGTCTCTGCACCTATTTTGGCTGAATTAGTGGCTGAATATACGCAAAAAATATCTGCACCAACAGACGAAGATCCATTAGTAGCTATCAGAAGGCAAGAATTAGCCCTGAAAGGACAAGAATTAGCGCAAGAAAACCAACAATTCATAGCAGATCAACAAAGAAGAAGGGATGAAGCTCTAAGAGAGGATCAAATTGACGTGCAAAGAATACAAACTCAACAAGAAATAGCTGATGAAAAAGCTAATATCACTAGAGAAAGAATGGAAATGCAAAAACAGCTTAAAATACAAGATTTAATACAAAAATATCAAAAGTAACTTATAATACGAAAATAATGAAAGCACAAAATAAACAAAGCTACAGTAATAAAGGTAGCGTTCCTCTTAAAAAGAGCCAAAAAGTATCCGTGAACACTAACCCTCAACCAGGTATGGGTAAGGGTAAAGTACGAGGCGCTGGTATAGCAGAGTCAGGTACTAAGTTTTCAGGCGTTTATTAATGTCGGTACTCTGGTTAAGAGAACAACTACTTAAAGAGCTTCGAGCACAACAAGAAGCTGTAAAAGACACATTACTGGCAGGTGTCAAAGATATAGGTCAGTATGAGTATTTACGTGGACAATATACAGCTCTGGTCCAGGTAGAGAGTAAACTTAGAGAGCTGCTAGGAAAAGTAATAGAAGATGACGAAGACGACACAAGTGGTAGTTCCTGACCACGTTGCCAAAGAAATCGAAAAAGAAAATCAAGCAATATCAGAAAATGTTCAAGAAACTGGCGAACAGATTGATAAAGCTTACGTAGATCCTGGAGTTAAAGTTCTAGATCCTACACTTTTAGATAAATCAGCCTTAGAAAGAATGCCAACACCTACAGGGTGGCGTATGTTGATATTGCCATTTGCAGGTATGGGTGTTTCAAAAGGGGGCATAATTATGACAAAAGATACGGTTGATAGAGAGAGACTCTCTACGGTTTGTGCGTATGTGGTAAAAATGGGTCCGCTTTGTTATCAAGATGCTAAGTTTGGTGACAAACCTTGGTGTCAAGAAAAACAATGGGTATTGATTGGCCGTTATGCTGGTGCTCGTTTCAAGTTAGGTGATGATGCGGAGTGCAGAATTATCAATGACGATGAAGTGATTGCTACCAT